TTAATAAATTGAAATATCTCGTTTAAAATCTTTTAAGTTTGAATTAAGATAATTAACATAGACATCATAAATCATCTTAGGCGTGGAGTGACCTAATAATTTTGATAATTCTACTGGAGTAACATAGTTGCCATAAAGCATAGAAGTAGCATAAGTATGTCGCATGTTATAAAGTCGCCTATATGGTAAATTTAACTCGTCTAAAATAGGCTTCCAAAAGTCAGAAGTAAAAACGCCAGTATCTCGGTAAGGTTCATTATATTGAGTTTGCAAAAGATAAATATTACCTGGATATTTTTCAATATATCTTTTAAGTTTATTGTATAAGTTATCTAAAATAGGTATTGATCTAATCGAATAAATAGTTTTTGGTGTATTCTCGCCAAACCTAGAGCGAGTTGAATTAATATTTATAACCCTATTTTCTAAATCAACATCTTTCATCTTTAAAGATAATATCTCACCAGTCCGCATACCTGTAAAAAAACCGATATATAAAAAAATTTGAAATCTATCGTTATATCTAGTAGATAATCTTAAAATATCATTTACCTGCTGGCTAGTAAAAGGCTCTATTCTTGGTGTTTTATGAACTATGCTTTTAATATGAATAATGGGATTTTTATCAATAATTTCATCTTCCAGGGCAAGCTTTAAGATCATTGATAGAGAATTTAAATAGTGTTTTTTACTTTTATTAGAAACGTCTTGAATTGAATTTAACCACAAACGAATAACGCTAGGCTTTATTTCGTAAATATCCATATCAAAAAATAAATTCAACCTATTTTTTACAATGCCTTTATTCTTGCAATACGTCGATAATTTCCATTCAGACTTACCGAGCTTAAGATATAAATCAGCATAGTATTTAAATTTAACGTTTTGCATAGTTAAAGCTCATTGCAAATCATTAAATTAGCTCAAAACAATCATAATCAAATTTTTTAGCAAAAGCATTAAGAAGATCATCAAAACTAGAAAAATTACATAACCCATATTCAGAAAAAGAATAACAAGTTTTAGAAGAGGTATAATCAAAATCTTCATAATCATATAAATCAAATTCTTCTACAACAACACATAAACCTAATTGTGGGAAAAAACAATAGGGATAGCAAGAACATTCAACTAATAAATTTTTCATAATATACTCCTTAAAAATCATTACAAATCAAAAATCTATCTACAAAGCTATCAATATCAGGAGCATTAAGATCATGCCTTTGGTGATAGTGTGTAAAGTTATCTAAGTTACGATCAAGCATTAAATTTTCAACAAAAGCTAAGTGTTGAACATTTACATCACCACCCAAGCTTTGATAGTAATTTACTAGCTCATAATCTTTCATTCTGCTTACTGGTTTAGGTTTATCATAGCTTTTAAAAAACTCATCGCATAGCTTTAAAATTTGTCTTTGTTTTAAGGAGTTACCAAAGCTCTTTATCTCATCGCTAGCATCTTCATATCGTTTAATAGTGTTGCTATCTTTAATAATCCTAGTCTTTTGCCAAAGCTCGCCAAATTCATCAAATATTTTTAAAGGTTTCCTGGTATCAGGATCAACGACAACAGTAACCAAGCCTTTATTATAGTTTTTAGTAAGAGATATTAGGTCAATACTGCCGTTTAGTTTTCTATAAATTTCAAGACTTACAAACGTTTTTGACATAGTAAAACGCCTAATTTTATGCTTTAAATACCAGTAGCTAATATCAGTCAAATTATCCAAATCAGGATTTTGGCGTAAATCATCAAGAGTTTTAAAAATATACTTCATAACATACGAAGTAGCGTTTTTAATATCGGTTTCAACCCTGCTATGAGCATCTAAAAAACGATCTTTGATAGCAGAAACGCACTTATCAAAATTCTCTTTAGGCACGAAAACAAGCAAATTTAAATGACAAGTTCCGTCTAAATGCGGTTCTTTCGTAGTTATATAGCACCTTTGATTTTGTGATAGACTTCTAAAATGCAATGAATTCATAATGCTTCTAACCAAAGCTTGAAGCTTACTAGCACCTGCGCTAACGCTATGATCTTCATCATCGATAAACTTTTTATTATAAACAAGCTTTTTCTTGCCACTCTTAAGAGTTATAAGCTTTTGTTTATGATACTCGCTTGGCAAGGTAAAAACTGCAAAAATAGGGAAAAGACCTTGACTTAGAGCATAATCATTAAGGCTAGCTACTCGGTTATTAAGTTCAGCAATATATCTGTTTGAGTTATGCCAGCTAGAAAAATAAAAATTAGAGTAAGGAACATACTCGCCATTTATCATAAAGAAATTGCTATCAAGAAATTTCTTTTGATTTTCTAGCTTAGTTTTTAAAAAGATTTTATCGGTTTCGGTAATTCCATACATCTTATTCCTTTAGGTTACACACTTATATTATATATAGCCAAGAGCGCACGCTCATTCCCCACTTCGTGGGGCCCCTTTTGCGTTGCGCGCTGCGCTCGTCAAATAGCGCTCAAGAGCAAGGTGTTTATCTGCTGGATCATAATAAAACTCTGAAAAAATATCTTTCTCAGATGGTAGCATAGTGATAAATATACTAAAGCTATAATCGCTAGTCTTTTCGCTTTTATACGTCGTTATATCGCCAAGAATAGGAATATTTTCAATAAACGGAATAGTCTTTGTTGATTTGATCGTTTCTTTACTATTAATACCGCCTATAAGAAAAGAATTTGTATCAGTAAGATAAACATTTGTTTTTAGATGCCTACTTGAAATTCTAGGGGTTAATGTATCATCAAGCAAATTTTCAATATATAAATCCAAAGTAAAACTAACACTATCATTAGTAATCAAGACACTTGAAATATAAAGCTTTAAGCCAACATCTTGATATTCAACTTGGTTGGTAGTAATGCTTTGATTATTTTGAATATCGATTGATGATTTTTGAATAGGGGTTTTTATAACGCTCTCAATTACACTATCTTTATTATCAATAACAGTAACTCTAGGATTATAGATCAGATCAGAAACGCCCTTTTCTTTAAGTAAATTTATAAGACTGGTAACAGAATCTTTATTAACTTTGGTGCTATCAACCGTAAGAACGTTGGTAATAATTTTAAAGTAGAAATGATCTAAAGGACTTAAGATAGATTCTATACGTGGTCCAATCTCTTTAAGCTTTGTGTTATCTGTGCTAATAATAGTAAAGCTAAGCTGTCGTAATTGATAGCTAGTATCAAGCCCATTAATAAGATTATCAATAATCTTATACTGGCTTTCAGTGGTAATAAGCAATATCCTATCACTATAAACAGTGTATTTTATATTTTCACTAAACAAAGATAAGGCAGATACAACATCTTCTTTTGATATGTGCTTAAATTTTATTATATAGTCTTTCAAAACTGGCTTATCTTCAACTTTTGGATTATATATCAGCAAAACGCTATCTTGAATCAAATAATCAAGACCATTCACGTTTAAAATATCTTTAAGCAACTTAGAAAAAGTATCAGTATTGCTTAAATCAAGCGTAGGTAAAAACACGTCAAAGTTAGTATCAACATTGCCACTAATGACAATATTTTTACCAGTTATAGAACTAATCTCGCCCAAGAAATCGTTAAAAGTAATATTTCGATATTCTAAGGCAGATAAACTACTTGAGAGTAGGAAGCATAGGACTAGAATCAGTTTTTGGAGATTTTTCATTTGCAAACCCTTGTGATGAATTTTCTAAGCTTTTTAAAACCCTTTCAAAATCTGCATGGCAAGAAACAAAGTAATCAATGTAGTTGCCTGACTTCTTATCTTGTAAGAATATATGGCAGTTTGAGAAAGAAAGAAGTTCTAAGAAGCTATCTAAAGATAAATCAATGGCGTAATTTCTAAATTTACAACCGCTTGGAAAACAAGTTATCCTTAGATAGATTCTACTGTTATTAAAAATAGTGGTGTTTATATCTGAATTATCTACACTATTTGAAATTGTTTTAGGCTCTTTAGAATCAGAAGTATTTAAATCAACAAACCTAGCTTCTTGTTTAGTTGATTGAGCTGGCTCATGTTTAGGCTCTAAGAATTTATAAACCAAATAAGAAAAAACTATGAAAGCCAATAAAAATAAAATCTTTTTAGTTGCATAGCTCTTATAAATTTCATTAGATCCACTACTATATAAATTTGATATTTTTTGATTAAATTTCAAATTCTCGGAATTAATAAGGTTATCATTTACCTGAGATGAAGTGCTATAAACTTTATACTTAAAAAGTTTGCTAAAAAGCCTTTTACCGCTAGGCTGAGCCATATACATTAATTCAGTATGAACTAAATATTCTCTATTTGTCTGACGTTTCGACTGGAAAAGAAAGATAATATCAATCCCAAAATGTCCGTGATAGCTTAAAAACCTACCCAAGCTATCATTAAACGTTTTAGTAAAGGTGTTATAGGCTTCATCGAGAACTATTAAACAATGATGATAATTTTCATATATGCCACTTTTTAAGGCATATTCATCATAATTATCTAAATTGTCTAAAAAGCCATTTTCATATTGAGAACTAAGCGTATATTCTTGACTAACCGCAGTAAGAAAATCATTTTTATCATATTGCTTTACAAAACCATCGAAATGATCAAATTTTAAACCATTGATATTAGTATAAATAAATCTATACTTTGATTCGCCTTTTAAGTGCAATTCATACTCATCATTTATTAAATGAACTGCTTTATAAGTTTTTCCAGAACGTGGCGGACCAATAATTAAACTAAGCATGCTATCTACTCATTAAAGTTAATAGATCAGTTATGATCTTTGTCATATTAGCCCTAACATACAAGATAACCCTATAAAGCTGAAGAGCAAAGAAAAGGCTAAGAATAGATATAAACAAGGTAATTGCAGTTGAAAAGGCAGAAGCTAAACCGCTTTGGTGTAAAAACTCCATAGCAGAATTTAGAACAGTTTGATTAGATAGACCGCCAAACGATCCACTAACACTAGAGCCATAATCAAACATTTTAGGGATATACTCCCTAAGTAAATTCCAAATTTTCATAATAAACAAAATGGCATATCCAGCAAAAGCAATAAGAAAAGCCACAAAAGAAGCATAAATAGGCACAACAAAGGCTAAAATTGTATTTCTTATGCCAATTTTTTTTACCAGGAATTCAATAAAATTTACAATAAAGCCACCAACCGCACCGATTAACCATTTCATGAATCACCACCCACCCTAAAGAGATATTTCAAAGAAAACATAATAATCTCGAAACTAAACCAAATCGTGAAAAATAGAGTAAGAATAGACCTATAAGGAGTAACAAAACGGCAAGGATCGATCTCAAATAAATTCTTAGTATTGCTACCAGGAGTTGGGCCACTAATACTAAAAGGACAAGTTCCTTTAGGAATATCAGGGGCATCAATACCTTTATTAAAAATTTCTAATGACTCGTTAAAGTTATTCATTAAGTTGTCAATATCGCCCTTAAAATTGTTTAAAAAATTAAAGGCATCATTAACAGATACATCAAATTTAGTAAGCTCGCTTTGTAGTGCCGAAAAAGAAGTGGCAGTATTAACATTAGGCTCATAATTCCATTGATCTAGCTGTTGATTTTTGATAGAAGTTAAAGTATCGTTAATAGAATCAAGTTTAGCACCGTTTCTATTTATAGCTTGCTCTAAAGAGCTTAAATCAATAGACTGGGTAGGCTGACTAGGGGTAGTTGTAGATGATGAACCGCCACCGCCTGAGTTAGACGAGCTACCAGATGAACTTGTTGATGTGCTATCTTTAGGAATAGAATTAGTTACATTATTATTTGAATCAATAGTATTAACATAGCCAGTTGAAAATTTACTACTACCGCTTGGAGTCCTATAAATATAAGAATAAGTTACATTTTGAACCTTAGAGCCAGTTGGATTAGTAGTTTCTACAACATCAACATCAATAACGCTATTATCTGGCGTAACAATATTGCCTTTATAGGTTGCCTTACCGCCAGCATTGCTAGTTTGCTTTATCGTCATAGGTAAATTTGGAGTTGGTTTATCAGAAGCTTTAAACATAGTATTTAGATCATAATCAAGATTTATATTTTTAACTTCATTAGGAACGGTTATTTCTTTTGTAGGAATAGGTTTAGACATATCTTTTAACTTAGCAGTCACTATTGTATTATTCTCAAGTTTTGAAATGGAAGCGTCTTTTGGCAAATCAAATTTTCTTAAATTTGGCGAAACGTCAGCAGTTACTTGGGGTGATTTAACTATATTAGATGAAGATGAAGCAGTGATATCAAGCTTACCAGTTTCTTTAAAAACGCTGTTAAAAACAATTGCACTATCATCAACTGGATTAATATTAAAAACTGGCTCAGGACCTGAAACAGTAGCCTTAACATCAACTATCTGGGGGCGATATTCTAATAAATTTAAATTAGCAGGCTTAGAACCACTAGAAAAAAGACCCTTAAAAAAAGACCCTAAAGAGCTAAGACCATTTTTTAAAGCATTAATGGGCAATGGGATCATAAAACCACCCATAATAAAAAGATCATTTTCAAGCTTTATTTCTGAGTTAATTCTATAAATAGTTTCAGGCGCTAAACAACCTTCAGGAAATCGCATACAAGTAGCCATTTCAGCACCACTAAGATTATCAAAACAACCATCATGAAATTTCCAACCCATTTTTTCACAAGTAGGTTTATCTATTTTAGGATCAGGCAAGCACTCTTCAACAATTTTATCTCTTAAAAGAAGCTCTACCTTTCTTTCATTGTAGATCATAGGTTTAGGACACCAATCAGGGCGCTTAATCTCTGGCTCACATTTTCCAGTTTCTTGATCAAAAAAATGATCAGCAGGACAACCAGAAACACATTGCAAAGTTTTTATATTAAACTCTTCACCAGCATTACAAACAGCGATATTACGTTTATGAAATTCATGAATTGAAACATAAGTAAGAAATTCAGCATTATGATTATAAGTGCCAGAGTATTCATACGCATAAGTAAAAGTACCCCAATGACCCTTATCAAGAAAATAATTACTTTTTACATCATCATCAATAAAATAAATATCACCAGTCTGATTATTCCAAAAATAACCACGCAAAGAACCAGCATAAAAATAAGTGTCAGAGCTATATACTTCATCAACATATAAATGCCCAGGATCATCAGGACGATCAAACATAACATACTTATTATTAGCTAAAAATTTAACATTACTTTTTTTCAAATAATTATTTGCATCTTTAGTTGAGAAGAAGAATACAACATCAGCAGAAAAACCAAAAGAGATTAACAAGCTAAGCAGACAAAAAAGTTTTATAAGAAATTTAACCATGATATTTAGCTCCTATTAATACCTGACGCCCTGCGGTTGTCGCTTCTTTTTTGTCCTACGGAAAAAAAGAAGTTAAAAATTTAATATCCAGCAAGTCGAAAAAATTAAAACCTACTTGACAAAAGAGAGAGCTATAACGTATATAAAAATAGGCACAAAAAAGAGAGAGAAAACATTTAAAAAATAATTAAATACATCATTGTTAAATACTTCAATCATCGTGTAGCTCCGACTATTATCAAACCAATAAGAAAAGAAAATGCTATAAGTATCGCAGAAAGACCCATGAGAAAATTAAATTGATATTCATATATACCTAAATTTGGAAGTAAATCATTTTTTTGAATGTAGCAAATATTAGTTTCAGTATTAAATACATAGTTTGTTTGAAAATTAGAAAATGAATAATCAGAAGTAGAAACGCTATCATCAAAATTTACTAAAAATACTTTTTTATCTTTTATGTAGAAATCTTTAACGCAGATATTTAAATTAGGGATATATATAGCATTTTCTTTCATTATTTAAACCTTATAGGGGAGCAAAAGCCCCCCTAAAATTATTTTATGAAGCCCTTAACTCTGCGAGCAATCATAAAAATAAAAGCGACAGCGATAACACCAGCAAAAACATAGTCAAACAAAGCATAATCAGCTTTTAATGGCGTAGCTGGAACAGTTGGAGCGTCTGCCGCAAAAAGAGCTGGAGCAGTTAGTAACATAGAGCTAGCAACAGCAACTTTACCCTTAGTAGATTCTAGAAAATTTTTAACTTTTTCCATATCTAACTCCTTTTTAAAATTTTAGAGATCAATCTCTACAAAATTTAAAGAATAAACTTTGTAGAAATTGAGAAAGGCGGGAGAGTGGTTTGCTACTCACATTAAGGCATAGCCCCCGCTCTTAACTATTTAGATGATTTAGTTTCTTTCAAAAAAGGATTTTCATTGAAAACTTGGAAACTTAAAGTTTCATCAGGGAACATATATGCACCATTGCGAGTATTAATAAAACGATATGGAACAGCGATATATTTGCCTTTTACAGAATCAAATTTTGGCTTTAATGAAAAATCATAATTGATAGTTTCAGTTGATTTGACAAGATAGCCGTGTTGATCGCGACTTTCAAAAGTGATAGTTACGTCGATAGACGATGCAACTTCACCAGTTTTCTTGTCGATACGAGAAATCGGACGAACTTCGTCACAAAGGCCTAAAAGATAAGTGTACATGTGTAGCTCCTTAAAAAATATTTTTTGTAGCTAAGTATTTTAGGGGCAGAGCTACACCACCCCCAACAGTTTTACAACGTATTAAGGTTGTAACAAACAAGCCCCTAAACATCTCTACTCTGTTGCGGGCGGTAAGTTAAGTTATAAATTCATAAGATATTGCTAAAATCCTCTTGCTTAATTAGAATTATTGCAATTTCTTAAAAGGAATTATTGCATAATAATTATAAAACAAATCTTAAATATTGGAATAATTTCAAGAAATGAACAAAAGAGAAGTAGCCGAATTCATCGGAAAAGATATAAAAACTATCTATAACTGGGAAAAAAATAACCCAAACCTATACAAAATACTAGAATTTTATTTTCAAAAAGAAAATGAAATAAATCCAAAGCATAAAGAGCTAATAGAGCTATTTGATAAATTAAGTGAAATAGAACAACAATTTTATTTATCAGACATAAGGGCAAGAATACTAAAAAAAGAGATAGGATAATAGAGTGAGAATAGTAAAAGCTTTATTGTTGCTTTGCATTTTTTTAATTGCTGATCCCATAGAAATACACATAGAAAAAAACAAAAACTACAAAAAATACATAAAAGATTTAAATTTAATAGGCGACTGGAGTATTGAAGCGGAAAGATACTTTATAAATTTTATACTCACAGCAGGCAATAAATGGGACGTAAGTTTTGAGAAAAATAATGAAATTTTACTTGATAATCAACCAAGACAAATGTTTTGGAAATATGACAATGAAAAGGGGATAATAAGCATCTACAACAAAAAAGAAATAACCATATACAGCGGAGATGAAATAATTTTAAAAGAATATATAGGAAATAAATGTTTTAAAGCAGAACTAAACAAAAATTATAAAATAAAGATATGTAAAACACAAGGAAGTATAGTAAATAACGTAAAAGACTTAATAAAAATAGATATGAAATAAAATATATAGTATTCAAATCCCTCTCTGTCCGCCACCAACACAATATTTTTCTTTCCAACTTCCCTAAATTTCGGTGTTTTAGCTAAGTT